TCTTGTTATACTCCATTCATGACTTTTTGGATGGAAACAACCGATACTCCCGAATGCTTGGAGAAGTCTTTCAGCATTGCCCTGGTCTCTGCTTTCGAGAGCCCTTCACACAAGACTCGGGCAATCATTCCCGAGACCATGACTTTCGGTGTATGTTCCAATTCCTCGTCGGGGGATTTGAAGATATGTTGAATAGTTGCCAGAATCTCAGTGCGCTGATGTTCTTGGATGGACAGGCCGTTCATCATGCGCTCGGCGAGGGACAGCTGGGTCTTCAAGAGGGGATTCTCTTCGGCGTGGATGCCGAATGTCTGGATGGCCTTGGAAAGAGCACGAGTGGAGACATTCACAATAGCCGCAATTTCCTCGTGGGTTCGGGATACACCCATACGGCGACACGCTACAAAGAACACTGCACCCATCAGAGCCCTTCTCGTCTCCCCCCTGAGTTTCAGGGCGTCTTCCTGACCACGAAACAGGGCACAGGCTTCCTGGAGAATAGCTTTGGTGAATCCGTTACGGTAAGCGTACTGGTTCAGTGTTTCCAGAGCAGCGAGCCAAGATCTCTCGGAATGGGAGGCGAGGGACCATGCCGATAAACGCTGAATGCTCTTGAATGCCGGGGACGACGTTTTCTTGTTCATAGCCATAGATCCATACGATGAATCGGGAAGCAATTGGTTGATGGTTAGACCGACACGAGTAGGATCTTCATTCCGGTCTTCGGCTCCGTAATATCTCCACTCCGCACCCTCATCAATCGTTTGCTCTATAATCGTTCCACATGCCGTACACACTCTCTGACCTTCTTCTACCCGGATATCCTTCTCAGAGTGTTCGTCACACATGTTTGTGCTCCAAGACATCCAAGTATCTCAACGTTCGTTTTTATCTGTTCATAGAATGACGCAGGAAATCCATAGCAGAGTCATCGTAGACAAACGGACGATAATCCGCCCCTGATTTCGGAGGAGCACGTAATCTACTAGATTGGGTCTGGGGTTTAATCCACGAAATCACGAGAGTCAGAGTGGGTGTGATCCATACATGGAACCCTTGTTCTACAAGAGCATCCCTAACATACTCTATAGCTTCACGGTGGTCATAAAGAGGATATCCAAACACAAAGGAAGGAACATCGTAGACAAAATAGGGAGCAGCAGGGTTGTGAATGGCATAGGTTTTCAGTTGCGACGATAAATTGGAAAGAACTGGACGCATCGCTTGCATCTTGGATGTCTTGCGTTCTTCTTCCTGCTTCCACAGGTCTTTGGCCCGAAGCATTTTCATACACGCAGAAAAGAAGCATCAATGAAATACACGGGTCTAGCTTTAAATGGTGGAGGAATGCGAGGAGTTCTCCAGATTGGAGCACTCCAGGCAATAGCAGAAGAAACAAGCGAGAAGTTGCTTCACAATATCTTTACTGACGGAGTCTACGGTATTTCCATGGGTGCGCTCATTGCCACCCTGATTGCGTTTGAGTTTTCGGTGGACGATCTGAGTGTGCTGACAGAATTGCTTGGGAATATGCAGGATGCGTTCCAGCCTCTGCGTCTCCAGGCTCTCTTGGGCTTGACCCAGACAAACGGAATTGATGATGGGTCAAAGATCTATACGCTTCTGGACACAGAGTTCAAGAAGAGGGGACTTGACTTCGGAAACCTTCGGATCGGAGACGCAGCCATCCCTCTCCACATCATTGCTTCCGATCTGTCAACCCTGAAAGTTGTGGTGTTTGGCCAGACAATCAAGGTATGGGATGCCTTGCGTGCCTCATTTTCCATTCCATACATCTTTACGCCACACACGATTGAAAATAAACTGTTTGTAGACGGAGCAATTCTGTGTCGGCGTATCCTTGACGTTGTTCCCCAGAAAGATAGGGAACGGACCTTGTTCCTTATGACGGCACAGAGCAAGCAGATTACGATCGACAATTATATGTCAGCGGTCCCGTTCAGCCGAAACATCAAAGACACGCATTCCATGAAAGATATGTATCCCCTAAACACGTGTCTGCTGATAGAAAACAGCGCACAGATGTTCACGTTTTGGGATTCGGTGGATATTGTTCGGCATCTACTCGGCGTCGGTCGCACCGGATACCATGAGTTCCGGACCGAGTGCCTCCACGAGAAACTCACGTAAGACTGTGACTTTCGGAGGACCCAGATATTCAAATGTTCTGGAGGATGTCTTGAGTTTGTAGGATGGGTAGGAAGCCACCTTGTATTCCGTACACTTTCGGTCTGTCTCGCAGTTGACATATTGAACAGTAATAGTCTTACCGCCATACGTCCGGTCCTTGAGGATTGTTTCCAGGCTCTTGACGATCGGCTGAGCGTCCTCGGAATACGGGCACCACTTGGTATAGAAAAACATAAAATGAGCCTTGTCGTCGGGGATCCCGATTTCTTTAACTTCCTCGACTAGCATACGGCTGGCGGGGGGGTATCCACGAATAGCCCAGTAGATACCGATAAAGACGAATAGGGCGACCAATGTGACGCCACTTGCGATAAGCCCAGTCTTGAGGACGTCCATGTATCTATTTATTAGGATAGAGAATAGACGTTATTTTCCGTTCATGAGCATACCATTCCCTATACGCTTGTTGCTGAGGAGTACCAGAAGCCAGTGTCCACATAAGTGTATGTGTTTGGCGCTCGGGTTCACCCAGTTTGGGGTTTACGGTATACCACTTTCCGTTATACCGGAACATTTACATGTATGGAGTCGCTCCCTTAAAACTTCTTAGAAGCGGGCAGGGAAGCCGACCAGGTTGGCGCCAATGCCGAAGCCGGCACCCGTGCGGGCCGACGAGCCGACGGAGGGGGCGTAGATATCGAGGATGGCGAACACGGCGAGGGCAGTCAGGGCGATGGTGCCGATCTCATCGACGCGCAGCTTCTTGCCCGGGAGCAGGTAGCACGCCACGGCGACGGCGAGGCCCTCCAGGGCGTACTTGACCAGGCGCTTGACGAGGTCGGCGACGTCAATTCCCATAGACGGGGCGGGGGCGGCCTTGGCAGAGGGATCGGACATTTGTTTATACTTGATAAAGGAGAAAAATTCGGGTGACTTGGGATAAGCAAGGAATGTTCTCGCCGTATGTGATTATTATTCTATATGTTCTAGTGATCGTGTCCCTGGAAGTATGTGCGATGAGCTGCTTCAAGACGTCCATTGAAGACTGGCGGTTCTTCCTCCTCGGCGTCTTCTTTTATTCAATGGTCGGAGTGATGCTGGTTCAGACGTTCAAACTCACTGGGATGGCGTTCACGAACGCACTGTGGTCTGGCCTGTCGGTTATGGCGACGACGACGGTCGGAGTCCTCTACTTCAAGGAACGGCTGCACCTCCACGACTACCTTGCCATTGCGATGATCGGCGGCGGCGTCCTGATCTTGAAATTTACCGAGTAGAATGCGGGAAAAAGGCATTTTAACGTGTAGGGTTAGAGAGTATAAATGAGCTCTTCTTCGACTCGCACTAAGGTTGAACTTCCTACGCACGAGGACGGCGAGGTGGTGGACTACCTCGATGAGGACCCCGAGCTCCCTAACCAGCGCTACTGTATTGTATCCTTTATCTCGCCCGAGAAAGTGATTGAGAAGAAGAACGACTACTTCTTCCAGAAGTTCATTCAGTGGATGGACTATGACTGGAAGGTCAAGGGCCTTGAGCACTTTGCGGCCTATATCGCCCAGAAGTATTCGCTCAAGGTGGACGATATCATGAAGGATATCCACGAGTTCGAGAAGACGCATCGCGATGAGATCAAGAAGACGGATGTCCCTGAACAGTATCAGGTATTCCTCCTCAAGCACGAGAAGGAGGTACAGGAGGCCTTCGACAAGGCCAACAGCTTCCAGTGCAATATCCGCGGCGTCAAGGTCCGTCGTGCGTTCCCGTCGTATGAGGAGGCGCAGCTGTGGTGCAAGGTTCTCCAGCGCAAGTATCCCAAGGACAACCTGATGATTGGGCGCATGGGCTGCTGGCTGCCGTGGGAGCCTTCCGAGCACCTCATGGAGAACGTAGAGTATGCCAACTCACAGCTCAATGAGATCATGCGGAAGTACAAGGAGAACGAGTCGAACCGTGAACTGTTCTTTGCCGAGGAGCGTGAGGGGGCGATGAAGGCGCAGCGTGAGGAGAACGCTAAGCGCCGGGCAGAGCAGGCTCAGCTGAAGGCGCTGGAGGCACCCGTTCACCCGGCGGAGGGTGGAATGCGGGAGTAAACGGTTCACGTGCCCTGTTTTTTTACCCATACTGAAGGACCCCGACGACTGGACGCAAGTTCAGCGTTGTAATCGTTGGCGGCCAACATAGTCGACATGAACGGTTTGTTGTCGGCCCACAGGGAATCGGCACACATATGAAACTGCGGGTGATCGCTGGCCTTGTACCAGAACACCTGATCTTCCAACTTGTTCGAAACAGATGAGTTACAGATGACAATACATTCATAATTCTCCGTGCACTGGTCCATGAATTGACAGAACATCTCAAAGGAGGGAAACATACCTGCGTAATTTTCGTAGATACGTTTGCGATTTCCAATGATGTTCTCACGCAGAATGAAGACAAAGTCTACGTTCGTGCGGAGAGAGGGAGGAATACCGAGGGGATACTGCATAGTAATCATGGTGGATAAATCGACGTGGCGACCGTTCATGAATACGTAGCGTGTAGACTCCTGCTGAATCCATGTGTTATCGAACAAACAATCGTCAAGAATGAGAAACGCACGAGGATCTACGTTGGACCCTGTTCCATTCCCACGCTGCTGTTTGAGCGCCAACTGACGGCGAATGACGTTCATGATAATTTCAGGTTTGTACTTGTCATGAATGAGTTTGGAGGGAACCATATCCTGGAAAAAGCGGTTGGCCACCTCCGTTCCGGAAATCACAGTTCCAATCGGGAACGCATCCTGGTTGTGAAATAGAATATCACGAACCAAGAAGGATTTGCCGGTATCTTTCTTGCCGATAATCACGATCATAGGAGATTTATGGGAGTCCATAGAACATCTCTGCTTGATCGTTTCCATATTGAATTGACGAATGTTGAAGTTCATTCTACCCTATACTCATTTCTCAGAAGATAATAAGATGGCGAAACACGCATACGCCTACAATATCCACAACGTCCATTTATCGTCGGGCGATTCCCTGCGTGTGACGGCTAACATTATAGTTTTTTCAATTATGTATGCGTTGGCAGGGGGATTCCTCTCGTTTGTTCTCTACTATCTGTTCGACACCTACGATCCCCCAGAATCCGCTGAGTGGGAGACCAAGGGACTTGCGTTCCAACTTACCGATATTGCCCTTGAAATTGCGATCATTGGTCTGGTAGCATTCTGGCTAGTCTACTTCATCAATACGTCAACACCCATTATCCCAGTCAGGAAAGGACTGGAAGATTTTGTCGACTCGTATACGAGCGGTCTGTTCTTCATGTTTTCCCTCTTCATATTCCTCCAGGACTTTTCAGATAAGATGAGGTATGTCTTCAAGCAGTTTCTTGGGAACGTCTTTGACAGAGTATTCCCGGCTGAAGGGTCGATCATCGACGGATCCCTGCGGTATAGCGAGAAGCAAAAAGCAGGGAAGTATACATAACGGGAAACCGAATGCCAAAGCCAACGCCCGACTTACGAACATCCAATATCCATTTGGATGTTCAGAAGTGTTCGAATCTCCAGGGACTTCAGGAACAGGCTCAGAAATTCTGGGGTCTTCGCCGCATCCAGCCTTACTTCCCTTCCATCCAGAAACTGTTCAAGCTGGAGAACGTCAGGATGCCCTACCATTACGGCCTGAAACTCCGTTTGCCGATCCAGACAATCAGTAGTGACGCTGCAGTCTACGTCTCTGGTCGTGAAGTCCCGATTCATCTGAAGAAGACGATGTTGTATTCTCCCTACCATGTCATGCACGGAGAGTATGCGGGGACCGGTCTTCCCAATACGGACGATGTCTCTGCCGAACCCCTGCGTATCCAGAACCCTTACAACGCAGCGTATGTTGGATCTCTCGCATCCCTTGTTCTGTCGGAATCGGAATGCCAGCATTTTCCACGTGTCTACGGCGTCTTCTCTGGAATCTCTGAGCGACATGTCCTAGACATCTCGGACGATTACGAGGATCTGTGTGATCGCCCGTGGTTCTCCCAAAATATTGGGCACTTCTTTGACCTGCGTCTACGCAAACCCGAGGTCCCTGTTCTTGAACTTGCCGAGTCTTCTGAGGATATTGATTTGGGAGCTGTAGATCTGGAGCCCATGAATATCCCTACCCCTCCAGTTCTTCCCTCTGCGTTCGATGGGGATGCCGAAGAGACACCGGAAGAAATGGGTGAGTCAGATAGCTGTTCTACGGACTACATTTTCGGCGTCCGGTCATGTGGGAGTGATAGTGAGGGGGAGGAGGATGACGACGACAGCGGGAGC